TTAAGACAGCCGCGGATAGATGCCAGGGCCGATCGGCAGTCCCACCAGATACCAGCCCATCAGCAACAGCAGCCAGACGGCGAGAAAAATCAGCGGGTAAGGGAGCACCAGCGAGTAGTAGGTGCCGAGGCGGGCATCCGGTCGGTAGCGCTGTAGAAAGCCGAGAAACAACGGCACAAACGGTGACACCGGCGCCAGCGGCAGCACCGATGAATCAGCGATACGAAACAGGATCTGCGCAAACGCCGGGTGAAAGCCCAACAGCATAAACATTGGCACGAAGATCGGCGCCAGAATCGACCAGATGGCCGAGCCGCTGGCGATAAACATACACAGAAAAGCCGACAGCAGCGCAAGGCCGACAAACGCCGGAACACCGTTCATGCCTGAACTCTCCAGCAGGTCCGTCAGCCCGACGGCCATAAACTTGCCCATGTTGCTCCAGTTGAACATGAAGGGAATAAATAATTAAAACAATAAGATATGTTGTTTTGGGGTTCTATTGGGGTGCCGCGTGATGCAAAAATAAAACCGGATGCTACATAATGTGCGGCATCCGGAATTGAAGTTACAGTGTAACTAATGATCGCTTTTCATCTTTTCCAAGAGGTCCCGGCCTTTCTTCAACTGCGCATCAATGTGATCCGCAAGGTCTTGAATGTGGATCATGCGCGGTGCTTTTTGGCTTTCTGCGGCTCGGAAAGTTGGAATGGGGATCTCGCCCATCGCAGCGCGTTTTTCCGCTGTTGCCGGTTTCAGCCCAAAATACTTTTCACATACCTGGCTGAGCGGAACCGTAGCAGACCCGTATTCGGCCATTAACAAAAACATCGTGTTCATCTTCACCTCATACCACAATCAGGCCACGACAGTGGCGCCACAATTCAAATTCTCTTTTCATGTCGCTAACTCCGAAACAGCCAGGCAATGGCGAACGCACAGCCGACGATGCTGAATGCCGTAGGCCAGTCCATCACTTCACCTCCTGCGGGGCGGCCGGCAGCGGCATCCAGTGGGTTATCTCACTACTCTGAAATTGTGCTTGTAGCTCGCTTTTGATGAACCATACCGGGCCCTGTCTTTTGCTTTCACTCCACCATCCCCAGTAATTACCGTCCGTTTCCGGCATCCGCTCACTTACCGGAATCCATTTACCCGGCACGGTAGCGGGTTCACTGCCGGGTGACTGCGGGGCGGCTGCTAATGTGGAGTCAATGATATGCTGGCGCATCCAGTTAGCCCCACGCGCAAACACGTCTACTGGGTCTCCATAGTAATATCCTATTTCATATGCCTGCCCTGATGTCATCTCATCAGGAATGACCAGAGAGTTGCCGCCTTGCGCTGGATTGACGCTGTTTTGCGCCGGACAGCAATCGGATTGCGCCGGATAGTTGCCAGGATGCACTGGACAAGGCCAGCGCAGCGAACCATCGCCGCTGGGGCAGGAGCAAACAGGAGAGGCAGGCGCTAGCTGCGCGTGGCGATAGAGCGGCTCAACTCCTGAACAGTTGGGCCTGTAATCATATAAAATCCAATAACCTCCATCGTTTGGAGTTTCCTGAAAGCGTCGCCAAGCCACCGGCTCGCTGTCCATTGCGGCCAGCGATTGACGAATGAGAGCCTCTAATTGCCTGTCAGTGGCATCGCAGCCGCCATCTTCATCAAATTGTTCAACCCATTCTTCCAGCTGCTCTCTGGTTATGGTTGATTTGGTCATTTCTTTGCTCTCCTGCGGCTTTTGGCTTTTCGGCGTTCTGCAGCCTTCCCTGTATGGCGATTTGAAACTGGATATGATTGCGGACGAAGCTCGCAAATGGTTCTTTCCCATGCCACAGAAGCTGTACCTATCGAGGCAAGTGCCATCGCTATTGCTATTGATGACTTACGCATCACTCAGCCTCCCACTTGACTACAATCCCATGTGCTGACAAATACTTTTCAACACTGACCTTGCATTCCAGCCGACACGCATTATGTATTGCTGCCAAATCATCATTGCCGAATTCACCATCAACGTAATCAGATGGTAATCGGCGGGATGCCAGATTCACGGTGACGGTGCGGGACTCCAACTGAGAAATCCGCTGCTGCGCCTTCTCCAGCGCCTCTACCAGCGCGAGGACGTCGTCGGCATTTCATCAAACTCCTTTGCTGAAGCAGCTCGCCGTCTCAGGCTCTGCGCCAGTTCGGTGATATCAGTCATGCTGCATCCTCACATTCGTGACTTTCCGGATCGTCGGCTTTGTAATAACCGCCGCACAAATTGCAGCGGACTTCTGTCACATCGTCATAGTTAGTAGTCCCGGTTATCATTTGCCGGCCCCCTTCACGAAAATTACCCAGTGCGTTTTGTCCGCTTTCCCTGTTCGTTGCCAGATGGCTGGCTTCTCGTCGGTCAGCGCCAGAATCTGGCTCACCGGTATCTGGGTTTCGTTCCATTTGAAGATAAGAACGCCGTGTGGCCGCAGTACGCGAAATGCCTCTTTAAACCCAGCACGCAGGTCATCGCGCCAGGTGTCTTTGTTCAGGCGACCGTATTTCTTACCCATCCAGGCGTTTTCGCCAATTCGTTCAAGATGCGGCGGGTCAAACACGACAATGGGGAAAGAGGCGTCAGCGAACGGTAGCGCGCGGAAGTCGGCGATAATGTCCGGGCTGATAACCAGGCTGCGTCCGTCGCAAAGTTTGTGCTGCTCAGCACGGATATCACTGAATACAGCGCGCTCGTCCTGTTTATCGAACCAGAACATGCGGGAGCCACAGCACATGTCGAGAATGGTTTGCTCAGTCATTCCAGGCCTCCAGCTCGTTCTCGATCTCTTCATCTATTTCGTCATTGGTAGCGTCTTCATCCAGGTAGTCACGCGCCTCTTGCAGGTATTGTTCATGGCGCTCCCGATACCAGGCCGAAAATTCTGGTGTCCAGCCATTCGGTTCGCCGTCGTAGTCAACCTTGGCGTTGCGTTCAGCCATGTTCTCGACCATGCTGTAAGCTGTGGTGAGCGCTGCCTCGCGGATAAATCCACGTAGATCACGTTTACGCCAATACGGATTCACCTTTGAGTCGCAGAGAGGTTTAAACTCAACTTCCCAGCGGCGGATGCAACGTGCATTAAGTGATTTGCTCATATCGTTACCGGGAGGGCGGACCCTCCCGCCTCCCTTAGCCCACGTATTCCGGTTTCATGTCGTCCAGGGTGATGCGGAACTGGTCATACAGTTCATCACCGAGGTGGCGGCGCGATGAGATCAGGGTGCTTTCTGCCTTCGCGAATAATGCTTCTGATTCCGGATCCCCCGGGTTAGGGAGTGAATTTATGGCGGCCTCAACTTTGTTCTTCGCATCAACAAGGTAGTAGCGTTTCACTGCCTTACTCTTCAGTTCGGTATACAAAGCAGTACCCAGCAGAGCTTTCTGTGATTCGATGTCTACACGAATGGCTTTGGCCTGGTCCACTGAGTCAGCTGTATCAATCCGCTCTCGGAGTTCGTGAGCAACAGAGTCAACGTTAGATGCAGGCTCTTGCGTGCTGGTGGAATCGCCAACGGAGTGTGTTATCTCATTCAGCGTGACCTTTTCTGTCTGCGCAGGGTTGATAACCCTTTCTTCGCGTTCGTCAATTTCATCGGCGGTATAGACCCCGAGGATCACATCCGGGCAGTACAGTCGCGCCCAACGTTTAACGGCGAGATAGGCCAGTTGCTGACGGGGGTCGCTCGCCCACAGTGTAGAGTTGCGGACTTGTGCCTGCGAAAGCATCAGCACAAGCTCGCGAGGTTCTGATTCTCCTTTGAGGGTTGCCCAGGCGCGGACGCCCACGCCAGCTTCATCTTGCAAATCCCAGCCCGGCGCGATGTAGTCGTTACCTTTGCCGCTGGTTTTTTTAATAAAGCGACCAACGATATTTTCCCATGCACCAAACCATTCAAAATGGATCCGGTCTTTGGTTGGAGCCATGGTGTTAATTACCGCATTCACCAGTTGAGCCTCATAGCCAAGCACACCTGAGTTACCCACGATGAAGGTTTTCTGTGCCACTGCAAACGGATCCATACCCCAACGCGCTGCCTGCATCACTACAGCCATGCACGCATCTGGTTTCCCACGATAATGCTCAGGCACGAAGTTGCCACTATTGGCCATTACTTCCGAGAGCGTGCGCAGGCGGTTGAACAATTCACCGTTCGTCAGGATAGAAACGTTGTCGATCTTCTGGGTCTGGTTTTCAGTAGTTGCGACTAAATTGGACATTGTTATTCCCCTTTATGCCTGTACGCGCAGCGCTTCGAGACGGCGCACATCAAAATCGTTGAGTTCTTCGGCGTAATCTTCAGTGATTGGCGCCGGCCATTCGCCAGTGTCGAAACCGTTCGCGATCGCGCGCATAGCTTTGCGGTATTCCAGCATGCCGAGTTCCAGCAGTTCTTCGGATGCCTCGATGATGGCGATCCAGTGGTAGTTCTCGTCTTTGTTGACGAATATCCAGAAGAACTGGTCAAGGGCTGCGGTTTCGCAGTACATAGCCGCGCTCAGGTGGTAATCGCGCTCGATGATTTCCCTGTGCAGCTTCGCGCGCAGGCCTTCCTGCTTGATGTTCCACATACTGATGGTTTTCAGGTCCGCTCCGATGCGCAGGCCGCCCATGTCTATCTCAAGGTCAGGACGCACGCGAACTTCCAGCCCGGTTTCCTCATCAATGCCGAAATAGCTCACCTCGACGGCACGGCTCGGGTGCGTCAATAACTTGCCAGCGGTCGGGTGATTCAACAGTGCTTTCTGAATGGCCAGTGCCGTAGCCAGTTGCTGGCGGGTAACCAGCACTTTTCCTTCAGGGTTTTCGCGCCATGCATCCAGCAACTCATCGGCAAACACAGCATCCGATTTAACCGATTTCACGGCCTGAATCAGATCCGCCTTAGTACCTGATACTTTCAGCGGCAGCGCCTTCTGCGCTTCCTGAGCAACCATGTCAGGATTGATAATCGCCAGTTGCTCCAGCATGGCATCACGACTTCCGCTGGTTTTAACTGGTGAGGGCTTCTGCATTTCCTGAGCAACCAGATCCGGATTAATGATTGCCAGAGTTTCCATCAGCGTTTCCCGGCTGCCACTGGTTTTGAGCTGTGGCGGCAGGGTGGCGTTGAATTCCTTGATACAGGCTTTCATTGCAGATGCGGTCTGTTTCTGGCCTTCTTCAATGCGCTGGAAATCAACTGGCAGAGACATGTAGCTCTGTCCTGTTTCGTTGATATCGTTCCCCAGAGCGGTCTGCACTGGCAGACTGGCGTTGTGTTCTTCAATGAGTGCTTTGATCTCATCGGTGCTGAGGGGGGCGATCAGGCTGGCGTTGTGCGCCTCCAGCAGCGCCTTGATGTCGTCAGCACTCAACAGCGGCGGTAGCCCGTTGTTGTATTCGTCGATAAACGCGCGGATCGTCGCAGTCGTGGTGAAGGCGCCTTCCGGGATTTCCGGCTCGATGCTGAATTCTTTTTCCAGCTGATCAGGCTGCAGCGCCAGTGCATGCACCAGGTTGCCCATATCCAGAACAGGGGAGCGTACCTTCTGGATGGTTTTGGATACGTGGCGCGCCTCGAAATACATCAGCGATACCCTGGCATCTTTAACCATCGTGGAGCTGATGCCGTTAGCGGCGTGGTAGACCTCATTTGGCACGCCTTCATATCGACCAGGCTCGAAATACTCCGGCCATGCTGGCGCTGCTTGTTCAGCCTCTCCCTCTTCATCGCTATGAGCACTCTCGGAAACCTGGCTTTTCAGCACTTCGGCGGTAAGATCCGGGCAGCGTTCAGCCAGTATTTCTCTCATGTTCACGGCAGTTGTTTGCGCAGGAGGCTCATCAGCGCCTTCGCCTGCTGATACCGCATTATCATTTTCGTCTTCGAACGGCTGAGCCGTTTCCATCTGCACATCGCTGGTGGTTTCCCCGGAATTAGCTGGATGTAATTTTTCTTCTGCAGCGCGCTGGCGCGCCTGGTCCACGATAGAAAGTGCTGGTGCTGGTGCTGGTGCTGGTGCTGGCTGGCTATCCATCAGACCATCAATCGAAAAAACACCATTGCCCATGTTTGAAACTTCAGGCTGTTTGGGTTTGGTCAGGTCTTCGGTTATCCATTTCGGATCCGTGGGGTCACTGATACCTTCGACATATTCGCCGCGTTCGGCGGCCAGAACCTGATTAGCGTCAGGGCGTTTCTTTTGAGCTTCTTTCACCAGTTCGGTGCCAATTTCCTGAAAGTCAGTTGGGAGAGTTTCCAGGTCAGGCACACCTTCATCTCCATCGATAGCCTTTTTCACAGCGTCCAAAGTGACGGCGGCAGATGAAACATGACCAGCTTTTTCAAGCGTCTCAGCAGAAGGGGCGTCATGCTTATGCTCGGTCAGGTTCGCATTGATATAGGTCTGCAGACTTACCGGGAAGTGGTGAATATCGCTGGTGGCGCCACGAATAAGGGCAAAAATCGCGGCGCGGGAATAATCCAGGATGCCTGCGACCTTGCGCAGCGCTGCAGACCATTCTTTGAACGGACTTTCTTTCTTCTGAACGATCTCTTTGGCCCGGCGGTGAATTGATGCCGGGAAATTGTAGATATCGAAATCCATTGGCATTGTGGCCAGGGCTATTTCTACATCGAGCGTATCAAGGGTATGGGTGTAGTCAGGGTTACGATCGGTTTTATTACCGCCGCCAGCATTCGTACCTGCATCGGTTTTCAAAACCGAAGAAATGCAGTTACCGGCAGCCCATTCCCTGGTGAGAATGCCGCGGTCGATCGCGTTCGTGGCGAACCACAGCTTAGCAAACTGGATACGCTTACCGAGCTCATGCCGTTTCCCTTCCGGGAAGACTTTTTTATTGGCGCTGGTGAATTTCCAGAGCGCCGGCATATCGTATTTTTTGATTTCAGGGACATTCTCGGCGGCCAGAATCAGATCCTGGACGGCTGCGTTATCAGTGTCCATTTCAAGAGCTGACAGCTCCTGCCGGTGAGGCATGCTGATATGATAAACGTGACGTTCTTCGGCCATGTACTGCGCCAGCAGCTGAGCGCGAAAGGGGAGCTCGGCCACGTTAAAAAGCGCGCTGGAATCGTCCTGGTATTCGTCACTACCGAAAGTTTCCACTGTCTCATCTTGTACCGCGTCGACAGTGGTATTGGCATCAACCAACTCGCCACTAATGGCCTCATAGGTTACTCCGGCATCATCGCCGTGATGAACATCAGCAGGCGCCTGTCCAGGCTTAAGAGTCCACGTGCGACCATCGTCGCCGAGCTGGTAGCGTTCGCACCATGAGTAATCGAGAACACTTTCCGCCGGCAGGTCATTGAATACCGGGAAATCGGTGCGAATTGGTTTTTGATAGTCTTTGCCGCGGCCTGTTTCGATCCCGGCGTCTTCCAGATCGACGTCCAGTTGCAGAAGGGCGCGAGCTTCTGATTTATTAGTGCGCCAGATTACGGCATCAGCTTTACCCGATTTTTGAGTCGCTTTTATCAGATAAAAATATTCCATGTGATAGCCTCTATTTTGGATGTAGAATTCCCCGGGCCATTGGTAGCGCCCATTCAGGGTGGTCATTGGTTTTGGTAATTTCCGGTGTAACTTTGGTCGGTGGCACCGGACGTACAGCCCGCTTCGGCGGGTTTACGTTAGCCCTCGTGAGCCATCTGGTCGTAAGAGGCGCAACGTTCAGAGCAGTACTCTTTTTCTTTCCGTGCGAGCTGGTTCCCCTGGAGGTATAACAGGGTGCTCACCACTGGTTTTCCCTCGATCGCTTTACGGCAGTAACCGCATTTCTTCTGCATTCTTCCCCCTACATTTGCACCGTGAACCCGGCCGGATGCTCGTCCAGTACACCTTTCAGCGGATAACATTCAGCTTTCACGTGTTGCTCTTCTGCGGCTGCCTTGCAGTCATTCTCAGTGTCGTAAACGCCGAGCAGGACATCCTGATTACCGCCCGTCAGCATGCTAACGGTGAGAACCAGGGCAAACATCGTGCTCATGAAGGGTCTCCTTTTTGCGCGAGCATGTAGCACACCCGGCGGATGAAAGCTGACAGCGGACTTAAACGAACAGCCTGCTGACGAGCGGGTTTGCGTGCGAAATCATTCATAGAAATAACTCCCTCAGTGCGCTGATAAGCGCTATCCAGATGAAGAGTCCAATTACTGCCGAAATGACCAGGGCTCTGATGCCGTGCTTGCTCATTTCAACCTCTGCCTTGTCGCCGGCCAGCGGAACGTTTAAACCTACTGCGCGTTGATCTCTCCACCTCATCCGGTGCTTCGTATGCCGCCGGCAGCTACTTCGTGGGCTCCATGCCTGGGTGGTTTGTTGCTACAGGGTAATTAAACACTTTGTTTATTATTGTGTCAACTAAATGAGTTTGCATATATAAACAAAAAGTTTATTTTTTGGGGCGGGTACAGGCCTTGGCTGCATTTTTTTAAAGCAGCGAGCGGCTATAAAACCATCAGACAGGGGCGGCTATGGATTACGACGAGGATACGGCGGGGCCGATACTCATGCATTGAGTTTGGCTGTGGTGGATCTTGTTGTGGATGGACACTTGCTCGAACAACATGTGGGAAGCCGTGAACGTCATAGGGAAGTGGACATAAAAAAACCGGCGCGGTGGCCGGCTTTCAGTTTAGTTGTGCGCTTTTTTTCGAATCGTATGCATGAAGACAATAGCGTAAAGGATGCTGGAACTAAAGCGGGGTATTTTTTTAATTCCACCAAAAATCATCCTTATGAAAATCGCAGCCGTTGCAAGAAGAAGAGCAATGGCAGCGAAAAAGATGGATGTTAAAGGATGGCGTTTGATATTTACAGATACGATTAAATTCATAACATCTTGAAAGTTAACGTTTTCACCTTTGTCGATCGACTTATTAGCGCTTTCAACCTGGTTATCTTTTGTGAACAACAAAACAAACGGAACGAGTATGCATACAGAAGAGAAAAACCACCACCTACCAGCACACAGATATGAAAAATAAGCCATATCCTTCATTTTGCTTGGAGCTCGATCATCGTTAAAATAATCTATCGTGACTTTAGAAAGCTTCTCTTTTTCATCCAAAGCAGATGCGCGGCAGGCATACCAGTACGCATAAAGAACCAGCACTGCGATAACAGCAACAATAATCATCATCATCACCTCTTCATCTTCTCTCGCGCCTTAGATTTCCGCCATGCATCATCTACTCTATCATCTAAATCACGCTCTCTCCTGCTGAATTTAGTCCACGTATGCAAGCAGTAAAATGGGAAAGAAAATATAGCAATAACAACGAAATATGCGAGCGTAGGGGATTTGTCATAAATTGACTCCCACAGAAGCCTTATTTGCTTAAGCCCTTCAGGAATCCAACTTAAGTCCATTTATTGCCTCGCGTTCAATTACATCAAGGATCACAAAAACGCTTTACCAAGAAACTTATGGCTAGCCATGCTTCCTGTGTTCGCTAGGGGGACTGCTAAATCATACGGGGAGTGTTACTCCGTATCACCCTTAATCCGCCGCCCCATGTACTTCGCGTACAGTTCGTCGAGTTCCTTCAAGCGTAGAGATACGATTCGCAGCATGTTCTGTTGTTCTTCTTCGTTTGGCAGTTGGTTGTAAAGCTCAAGCAACCTTCGCTCGTCAGGTCTCAATCCGTCTTTAGAGCCCACATCTTGGCCTAAAACCCATTCAAGGCTGACGCCAAGCGCATCCGCGAGCTTTATCGCAGAGCTTTTTCCTATTGCGCCCCGCACAAACCAGTTGTTAACAGACTGTGCGCTCACACCACAGATCCTCGCGATATCAGCTTTTGATATGCGCTTCTTCTCAATGATTTCGTTAAGCCGCTGGACCTGCGGGTTATCTGCTTGGTGCGTATTTTTTCTCATATATCACGATTTTAAACTAAATGTTTACGCTCACAACATTCATAAAGTTGACATTAAAATAAACATAATGTTTAATTTGATTCGTAACCTTTAAGGAGTCACTTATGAATGCATTAGAGAAAGCCATAAAAAATGCTGGTAACGCAAAAAAGCTAGCTGAAAGATTGGACGTCTCATCAATGACAATTAGTCATTGGAAAAAACGTTGTGGGGGGCTTGTGCCTCAGGGCCGCATTTCCTCTATTTTTCAGGTTACAGGCGTTACACCTCACGAACTTCGCCCTGATCTTTATCCAAATCCAACAGACGGCCTACCGAAAGAGGAAGGCTGACTATGCAAACACTTTCCTTTCAACAAAATACCGGATTCAACACCGGCGCCCTGATAAAGCGAAATCAGCTGAGAGAGTCAGATCACGACGCTATTCGCTTTGCTGTTCGCGCCTGGGCTGCAGCTGAGGGCCAGGATGTTGTGTCGGCACACATCATCGATGAGTGGCACCAGCAGGGCGGCGAGGAGATCGCGTTCCCTGATGATATCAGCCGTGCCCGACAGAAGCTTTTTCGCTACCTGGACAACCCTGCCGATTCTGAGCGCTATCGCGAGTACGTTCGCCTTCTTACCCCGGCAATCATGGCCGTTCTTCCGCTGGAGTTCCGACATCGTCTGATGCCTCAGGAGGATATTTTGTCGCGCCTGTCTTCGGCCATGAAGGAATGCGCTGAAGCAAAGCAGGCGGTGATGCTGAACGCGCCAGAGCACCAGAAACTGAAGGAGGTGAGTGAGGGAATAGCGTCGCTTTTCAGGCTAATGCCTGAGCAGACAGGAGCGCTGATGACGATCGTGAGCTCAATGCTCGGCGTGATGTAAGCGAGGTATCCATGAATCACATCGAATTTATTGAGAAGAACGTCCGCGAGGAACTTCTTCGCCAGGGCTTCACGCAAGCAGTGGCCCAGGGGGGGGGCATGCCAGGCGGTCGATATGTACAAGCGGATGTCACAGGCAAGCCGCAAAGGGGGAATGTTTGACGATGTTATGCGATACGCAAAGTTATGGGCTGAGAAGCAGACCAGCGCAGCTGAACGCCGGGAAGCAAAGCGCAAAGTGCGAAAGGGCGGCGACCAGGCTGGGTTGTTCTGAAAGGGTGAAGACTGTTGTGCGCCAACACAGCCAGTCTTCGGGGTGTGAAAAAAGGGCTCTTAGTTCACGGAGTGAGTATGTCAAATACCGCTGAAGTTATCAATTTTCCGATTAAAACCGAGCGTTCGGGAGGTCAAATGGCCGACCTGGCTAACGGGTATACCAAGATCGCAAACGAGATACAGAAGCTCAAGCCGCGTCTGAGGATGTCAGGTCGTGAGTGGCAGTGTCTTGAGGCTGTTATCTGGCTTACCTATGGATGGAACAAGAAGCAGGACCGAGTAACAAACACGGTGATTGCTGAGCTGACAGACCTCGGAGAGTCGCATATTTCCGACACAATCAAATCTCTCGCGGAGCGGAAAATTATCTTCGCTCATAAGCAGGGAGTGATGAAAATTGTCGGTATAAATACTGAGCTATCTGAGTGGATTTTAGACAAACCGAAAACGGGAAAACTCTTCCCGGAATCGGGAAAAGTGTTACCGAAAACGGGAAAACCTTTCCCGGAAACGGGAGACACCCAATACAAGAACAATAGTAAAAGATCTTCTTCGTCTCGGAATTCTAAAGAATCCCGAAACGAGGAAACTTTGAAGTTTCTCTCTCGTCATCCAGAAGCGGCCGATGGGATTTATACCCCTGCAGGTAAATCCTGGGGAACAGCTGACGACCTCAAAGCCGCGCGATGGATTTTCGATAAAGCTCTCACCGTGAATGCCTCCCTCTCAGAGCCGAACTGGGTTGAATGGGCGAATGCCATCCGCCTGATGCGCCTGCAGGACAAGCGCACGCACTATGAAATCTGCGAACTGTTCAAGTGGGCAAATGAGGACGGTTTCTGGCAGGGAAACATCCTCTGCCCCTCAAAACTACGTAAGAAGTGGGACCAACTCACAACTCAACGCCTGCGCAGCCATGGTCCATCAAAAACCACATCAGGCGCCAGTGCGCTGGACAATACCGATTGGATCGACGGGGTACTCGAATGAAATCTATCGCAGAAAGCATGCACAACTTCGACCGTGAAAACTTCCAGCGAGTGGCTGCCGGGCTTCCGGAAATGCAGGACGAGCAGGCAGTAAAGCGCCAGGCGGCCAAGACTGCGGAGATCTTCAACGAGCTGTTCCGCCAGCTGCTTGCCGTATTCCCGGTGTTGGCCAACAAATCTGTGGAAGACCTCAACGAGATGCGTCGCCAGTGGTTGTTGGCGTTCAAAGAAAACGGGATCACCACAGTTGAGCAGATTAACGCAGGGATGCGGGTTGCGCGCAAACAGGAAAAACCATTTATGCCATCACCGGGACAGTTCGTCGCCTGGTGTCGTTCTGAGGAGGCGGTAACTGTAGGCCTGCCAGATGCGAGTGAGCTGGTTGAAATGGTTTACCAGTATTGCCGGACTCGCGGCCAGTATCCAGACGCTGAGTCGTACCCATGGCCTGAGCACAAAATCGAACCGTTAACGCTGAAACACAAAGCTTGCTACTGGATGGTTACTGGCTTGTACGCAGACATGCGCGCAAACGGCCTCAGCGACACTGAGCTGCGACGTAAGGCGCAGGATGAGCTTCTGCGTATGGTTCGTCGCTTGAATGCCGGGGAAGTGATTCCCGAGCCGGTTAAACAGATCCCAAAGCTTGGCGGACGTCCGCTGAGTAACGAGCAGGGCTTAAACAAAATCGCTGAAATCCGCGCGAAATTCGGTTTAGGCAGAGGGCGGAATCATGGCTAGAGCATTATCAGCAGTTGAGCGCAGAGAGTACGTCCGCGCAGTGATTCGGATCACCAGGCATCAGGGGCGCCTTACGACCACCGAGGCAATGAAAAAACTGGGGCTGAGCCGCGCTACTGTCCAGCGGTATTTTTCCGAAGCAGAAGCGACTGGCGAGGTTGTCCGGCATGGTCGTTTGGGGCTTTTCCGCGATCAGCGGGCCGTCATCGACTTTGACATGAAGCGTTTTGGCCTGGTGCCGAAAGTTGCTGTTGGGATGAATTACAGCCTGCTTGGCAGTCCTGTTTTTCAGCGAGTTTTAGATGTTCAGGAGGCTATTCATGGCTAAGAATTCAATCGATGTATACGGTGCCAGCGGCAAAACAAACGTGCTCAATTTCGAGCCTGAAAACCTGCACCTGGTCACCGATAAGACCCACCCACTTTATGATGAGCGGGTACACCTGCCTATTGAGGAAGGGATGGTACTGAACATTGCGGAGCTGGGTGTACTTGAGCCGATCATCGTCTGGAAAGACCCTGAAACGGGGCTCACCTGCGTAGTTGTTGGCCGTCAGCGCGTTAAACATACCCTGGAGGCAAATAAACTCCGTCTGAAAGAAGGCAAAGACCCACTGCTTGTACCTGGAGTCGTTAAGCGCGGATCAGCAAATCAGATGGCTAAATACATGGTCAGTGAAAACGAAATTCGCCGACCTGATACACCGCTTGGCCGGGCTAAAAAAATGTCAGACGCGCTCGACCGCGGGCTCGATGAGGACGACATTGCGGTGTTGTTTGGCTGCAGCGTTCAGACCGTTCGTGCAACGCTCTCCCTTCTCGATGCCACTCAGGCCGTCCGGGAAGCGGTGGAGGCTGGAACTGTCACCGTTACCCAGGCGCGTCAGCTGGCATCGCTTAAACCCGAAGAGCAGCGGGCAAAAGTAGCAGAAATCGAGCGGGCAACAGCTGGTACTAATGGCCACGAAAAAGCTCGTCGACAACGCCAGATTCTCGGTGAAGCAAAGCCGCGTCTCAAATCACGCAAAGAAATCACAAAAGCCCTCGAAGGTGCCAGCGGTGAATACGCGGCGGCTCTGCGCTGGGTGCTTGGGGAGGCCGTATGACAATCGTAAAAACCCATACCGGCACCGTGATCACCAAAGACGGTCCGCAGGTAAAAAAACTGCACCAGACAGAGCGGATGTGGGTCGTCGGCAAAAACGAGTTTTACCACAAAGAAACCGGGCGCCGTCACTTTGCAGAAAATACGCGCCGCCGGTTGTTGTTGGAAACGATTGAGGCGATAGGTGGTTCACATGACTGAACACGTCGAAAAATACACAAACAAGGCTATAGAAATCATTGCCGACTATATCCAGCGCACTAACAAGAAAAACGAGCAGTTACAGGAAGCGAAGGTGCGCTTGGATAAAAAAATCGCTCTGTTCGCAGACGATGAGAACTGCAACACAAACAGGCTGATGTCCGTATTTTTACCAGCAATGACCAGCCATACCCGAGATGGCTTTTTCGAAGAGATAGCAGCGGCGTTAGAAGGAGCCAACCAATGGCTAAGTATGAATTACTCGACTCAAAAATAATGAGCAAAATTGATGCGCACCCTACGCCATTTTCCAGTCTGTACGTCAGGGATGTAGCAGAAGAATGCGTCCGAATTGCAAAGGATGAGAATAAGCCAGAACCTTTCCGCATTCTCGATCGCCGGCTTCAGGCGCTACGTAAAGCGGGAAAAATCCGCAGTACATCCAAGGGCTGGGTGAGGGCTTAACCAATGACCAGTAAATTAACCAAAGAACGCCTCCTGGAAATCGCTGAAGATGGATTCCTGAAGCATGGCGAAAGCAAAGAGTTGGCCCGCATGGCGCTGGCCGAAAAGGCCAGCGAGCCGGTGATATTGTACCGGGAGCGCAATCCCTACAACGGCTTAACCACAGGCTGGCAAGAGCTTACCGAAAACGAGTTCTCATTCCTCAAAGAGAATGCCGGGGAAAATGCAGAGTTCCTCACGCTCTATCGCCACGCGCAGCCAGCGCCGGTAGTGCCTGATGCATACGTGCGCGATGAGCGCGGAAGAATGATGCTTAATGGCGTCTGCGAGCCGAAAATTGGCTTTGGTATAGGCTGGAACGCCTGCCGCGCCGCCATGCTCGACCGACAACTTGTCGACCATGTCGATGAGGAGTCGCTAACCAGCATCAATCCCGCGCCAGCTATGGGTTCGTTGTCAAAAACAGGTGAAGTGCTGCACACCAACTCTCCGGCGCAAGGCGGCAACTCTTCGGTAATTCCTGATACATGGATTCCGGTAAGCGAGCAGATGCCACCAAGTCGTCATGAGGTTTTGGTCGGGCGTTGGTGGGGAGAGAAGCCGCGGTGGTGTTGCAAATGGGCAACGTATATTCCTGGCCACCCTGATGCGCAGAGTAGCGGCTGGTTGATCCCCGGCGGGTCGTGGACGCCCACCCACTGGATGGAGTTGCCGGCCGCCCCGCAGGAGGTGAGGTGATGGACTCTTCCCTGGAATATGCCTGCAAACGCCTGCAGGAACTGGAAAGCCTGTTGCTGGTGGATGTGCCTGAAACAGTATGGCCAGCGGAAGTCAGCATGGTCTTCGCTCAGATTGAAAAAGCCAGGACGCTCCCGGCACACCACCAGCGCCGACTGCAGCACCATATCAACCGTATGTGGCTGGAAAAAATGCCGGTACCGTCAATTATCGCCGCAGCAGGTTCGCTGGCCATCGCTATGGAGAAATACGCGTGAGAGAAATCATCGTTGATAACTTTGCTGGCGGCGGCGGCGCCTCGACGGGCATCGAGCTGGCGATTGGTCGTAGCGTGGACATCGCGATAAACCACGACCCAAACGCTGTAGCTATGCATACCACCAATCATCCGGGAACTCTGCACTATTGCGAGTCTGTTTATTCAGTGCGTCCAAAAGTAGCGACCGCCGGCCGCAGTGTTGGTTTGGCCTGGTTCTCGCCGGACTGCCGCCACTTTTCCAAAGCGAAAGGGGCTAAACCAGTTGAAAAAGCGATTCGTGGGCTGGCGTGGATCGTTATACGCTGGGCGCTGGATGTTGGTCCGCGTGTAATGATGCTGGAGAACGTCGAAGAGTTTAAAACGTGGGGTCCACTGCTGGCGGTGGAAATGCGTCCGGATCCGGACCGCATTGGCGAAACGTTCCTGGCATTCGTCGGTATGCTGACATCCGGAGTTCCTGCGGATCACCCTGCGTTGTTGGAATGTTGCGAGTTTCTGGAGTTGTCGCCGGATAGTGAACAGGCGAAACGCTTAGTTGCCGGCCTGGGCTATGTTGTCGATTTCCGTGAGCTGCGCGCCTGCGACTATGGCGCGCCGACCATCCGTAAGCGGTTCTTCATGGTGATGCGCCGGGACGGGCAACCAATAGTCTGGCCGGAAGCAACCCACGGGGATCCGAAATCACCGGCGGTGCTGGCCGGAAAACTGGCGCCATGGCGCACAGCTGCAGAATGCATTGATTGGTCAATCCCAGCTCCGTCGATTTTTGGTCGCAAAAAGGCGCTGGCGGAAAACACGCTCCGTCGCATTGCCCGGGGAATCCAGCGCTTTGTTATCGAAAGCGCTTCGCCGTTCATCGTGAAGTGCAATCACACAACGACACGCGGGAAATATGACTGTTTCCGGGGGCAGGCACTGGACGATCCGCTGCAGACGATTACGAAAACCCACGGCTACGCAATCGCGGTACCTCATTTGACAAAATTCCGCACCGGCGCCACCGGGCAGCCAGTTACCGATCCGGTACCGACAGTGACCGCCGGCACGTCCAGGCACCCGGGCGGGAATGGTCATGCGCTGGGGATTGTTGAGGCGGGCCTTGTCCCGTTCCTCGCTGGCAACGGTGGCAGCGAATACCAGGCAAAACCGCGCCCGCTTGATAAACCTGCTCACACCATCCTGAAAGAGTCACGAGCCTGCATCGTCACTCCAGTTATCGCCCGGCAATTCGGTGCCAGCGTCGGCCACCGCGCAGACGAGCCAAGCGCTACGATTACCGCTGGAGGGGGAGGTAAATCTCAGTTGGTGTCAGCATTTCTGGCGAAACACTACGGCGGGAACTACCAGGGCGCCGGTATTGACCTGGGCGAACCCGCTCATTCAGTTACCACTGTCGATCATCATGCGCTGGTTACTGCTCAGATTGTTGGTGTTGGCGGTCGTGCTGGGCAGAGCAGGCCGCGAGACGTTAGCGAGCCACTACAGACCATGACGACAAAGGCTGATGCTGCAATGGTCACGTCCCACCTGATAAAACTCCGCGGCACCTGCCGTGATGGCCAGACAACTGACGAGCCGATGCCTACTATCACTGCCGGCGGGCAGCACGTAGGGGAGGTTAAAACGACTCTGGCGGTCGAGGACTATGACGAAGAGCGCGCGCAGCAGGTGCTGGCATTCCTGCAGAAATACTGCGGGGAGGATAGCACCGGGCTGGTGGATATCGGCGGGGTGACTTACCGCATTGTCGACATCGGCATGCGCATGCTGCAGCCACATGAGCTCTACCGGGCGCAGGGGTTCCCGGAGTGGTACATCATCGATCAGGATTACCGCGGTGTGAAGTATGCGAAGGATAAGCAGGTTGCGCGTTGTGGTAATGCGGTTCCTCCGCCTTTTGCTGAGGCGCTGGTGAGGGCTAATTTACCGGAGATGTGCCTGAAAAAAGACATTGCAGCATGATAAAACCCGCTTCGGCGGGTTTTTTAATATGGAAAAACATCAATCTAAACATAAGCATGGTGTTGGCAAAAAGTGCCGCAGAGGGGTTGAACATTTCATGCAACCGGTATACTGTTTATTTGTACAGTATTCATGTGAGGTGCTAACCATGAAAGTTGAAGTCACAATTGATAAACATAAAAAACTCCCTGATGGCGCCATACCTGCGCTTGAGCAAGAATTGCTGCGCCGCTTGTCCCAGTCTTATGATGACTGCAAATTAACCATTCGACGCACAAGCAACGATGGCCTTAGCGTTTTGGGCGGCGCTGATGGCGATAAAAAACGCGTTGAGCAAATTCTGCAAGAGACGTGGGAAAGCGCGGACGACTGGTTTTACTGATTCACCTTTTGGTGGCTGGCATTTCCCAAAGCTTCGCAATGAGCGTGCTGTCACCGGACTTTTTATTTGCGTCTGTATGTCGCTCAGGGGGTAGTGTGAGTGATGGTATTGAGGTTCCTACTAATCATTCCTGGTACGATGTCGTCAGGAGATCGGATGGCACCATTATTTGTAGCTTCCCGGCCGAAGGAAGGCATCTGATTTACAGGGTTAATGGCATAATTTCAATGCGACCTTTATTGCCCGAAGAAGAAGTTTTTACTCTAAACGGATTTATGAAATTTGCGGAACGACTTGGCTACCGAGTTCTCCCACCTTCTGATAATATGAAATCAACGGCCTGAACAACCGTTACCTACTGCGCCACGGAGAGAAGCCATGGCGCAATTGCACTTAATAAAACAATCTCAAGGTATCCTGATCCCCGCGACGCCGGAGACCAGTGATTTTCTGCAATCAAAATGCAAGCTCGGATCCGTTCTGGAAGCCGATTATAAGCTTGTCCGCAATCCGGCGTTTCACCGCCGTTACTTTGCTTTACTCAATCTCGGCTTTGAATATTGGGAACCTACCGGCGGGGCGATTTCGTCTAACGAGCGCAGGCTTATCACAGGTTACGCCAAATACCTTGCTGCATATGGCGGGAGTGAATCGGCGTTGCTTGATGCCGCCGGGCAATATCTCGACCGGATAGCTGAGAAGCGATCCGGCTATATCAGTATTTGCAAATCCTTCGATGCTTACCGGGCGTGGGTCATCGTTGAAGCCGGCCACTATGACGCCATACAGCTGCCGGACGGCACGCTGAAAAAACACCCTCGCAGCATTTCTTTCGCAAGCATGGACGAATGCGAGTTCCAGGAACTGTACAAAGCATCGCTGGATGTTCTCTGGCGGTGGATCCTCTCTCGTTCATTCAACAGCCTGCAGGAAGCTGAGAACGCCGCCAACCAGCTTTTAAGCTTCGCGGGGTGATGCCGATGAAACACTCATGGTTTCACCATCTCGAATGCACAACGCAGCAGGCCGACGAATTGGTAGCGAGATATCGTCAGCGGGGCGTAAAGGTCGAACGAAGCTTAAACCCTGACTATATTACATGGACCGTCAGCGCGCAGCTGGTGGAGGACAAAAATCCGCCTCGGCCAGACTCTCGCTGGCGCAACAGGATGTGGGGGTGAGTATGGCGAACCTTCGCAAAGCGGCCCGAGGTCGCGAATGTACAGTGCGGATCCCTGGTTACTGCAACGGCAACCCGGAAACCAGCGTGTTGGCGCATTACCGCCTGGCGGGTACGTGCGGCACAGGATGCAAGCCTGACGATACTCAGGCGGCGATCGCCTGCAACGGGTGCCATGACGTAATTGACGGCAGAACCAAAACCACCGATTTCACATACGACGAATTGCGCCTGATGCACGCAGAGGGGGTAATGCGCACCCTGGAAATCTGGCGGAAAGAGGGACTCATCAAATCATGAAAATCTACGATATCACGCCCATCGGCAAACCCAGGATGACCAGAGCTGATAAGTGGAAGCAGCGTCCGGAAGTAATACGTTACCGGGCGTTCTGTGATGAAGCTCGTCTGCGCAAAATTCACCTGCCAGATTCCGGCGCTCACGTCACGTTCGTCATGCCTATGCCGCAAAGCTGGAGTCAGAAAAAGAGAGCGCAATACGCAGGACGTCCACATCAGTCAAAGCCCGACTGCGACAATATGCTGAAAGCCCTAATGGACGCTCTCTATGAGGATGATTCACACGTCTGGGATTGCCGCATCACCAAAATATGGGGCGAGAAAGGGCAGATCATCATTGGGGAATCTCTATGACCCTCGATCACTTCATGCAGTACCAAACCGAGAGCGTTAAGCGCGCCAGTATGCCGCCAGTAGCAAAGCACAACCTGTACCAGACCAAACCAAACCAAACCAAACCAAACCAAAACAGCCAAAGAGGGCCGCAGCGTGAATCTTGAAAACACAGTGAAATACCACTTCGCAAAATCTACGCTGATTAGCGATTCTCCGCGTGCTACCGCCTCAGATTCACTGACCGGCACCGACATCATGGCAGCAATGGGCATGACCCAGGAACGTGCCGCTATGGGGTATAGCGCTTTCCTGGGCAAGATGGGCATAAGCAACAATGACCGGGATCGGGCTATCGGACTATTGGCTGAGTACGCGCTGACAAAATGCGATAAGGTTGCTGCGTTGCGAAAGCTCTCGCCAAACGTAAAACCCCGGGTTATACGGATCCTCGCAGAGTACGCCTTTGAGGATTACTCCCGCAGTGCTTCCAGTAAAAAAACATGCGACTGCTGCAATGGGTCTGGATTCATCGACGCAGTGGCGTTCACCAACAAAGTAACGTATCCGGACGGCAAACCGCCGAAGTGGGTCAAAGTTACAAAGGGGATCTATCCATCATACTGGGAGGAGGTGAAGTCGGTCCGGGAGCAGGTCCGGGTGCTTTGCCAAAAGTGCAATGGAAAAGGGACTGTTAGCGCCGCCTGTAACGACTGCCACGGTCGGGGGAAGGTAGTGAACCAGGATGAGACGGAGAAGCAGGGAGTGCCTGTGATGGGTAACTGTAAACGCTGTGGCGGTCGCGGGTATGAGCGAATCCTCTCCACTGCTGTGCATAGGGCCATTTGCCAGATAACGGACGCCATCACTTTGGATACCTGGAAGAAATCGGTTAAACCGTTCTTCGATGTATTGATCACTAAATTCGATATAGAGGAGGCGTGGGCAGAGGCGCAACTCAAACAAATAACGCGGTGAGATATTTACTTTTCCCGAATTCGTGTTAATTTGTTCTAACGATGGGCATTGTGTGTTCACCGTTGAAGAAAAAATTTAAAGCCTCGGCAAATGCCGGGGCTTTTTCGTATCTGCAATCCGGTCAGGGCTCTTGGGTTGAGATGTGCTGCACGACACATTAACGCCCATGCCCGAGAGCCCTGAACCAGATTGAGGGTCGATCGTATAAAGGTAATTACGGCAGGCTGTTAACCTGCTTATCGTGGTTCGATTCCACGTCGTCCCGACAGATATTCCGCAAGTCGAACATGAAGACCTGCAAATGATTGCGAATCAGCAGGCCACGCCCGGGAAGGGCGTGATGTCAAAAGCTACCCCTCCCGGAAGCTCCGTTAGGAGCATAACCCCGGCCGGAGTAGCGCTCTATAAAACCTTAAGGAATCCTGACCTGCCAAAAATGGTAGGTTTCTCGATTGTTAATTTAAGGTAAAAAGTTTCCGTGAAGTTACCCGGTCAACCTCCAGACTGGGGCGGAAGTTGTCAGCCAGAGATGGAATTAAAAGACCGCAGACCACGGTATGGCAAGCTAACGGTCTTCCGAAGCAATTCGGCTTCACTCACGTTTCTTTGTACTAAACATACTTTTGCCTGCTCGCTGCAGGCTTTTTTCATCAATGACCTGTTTAACCATATGATGTGAATATGGTATTTGACTGCACAATCAGATTGATAATAAATTGTTTATGTGGTGAATCCCCCTATGCGGAGGGGCGACCAGTCAAATCTTCTCTGTAAATGCAGCGCGAGCCATGTCGACTGGGGCATGCTCACCGGGAGGCACCCGGCACCACACCTAATAAAAAATGATGATAGCTGTAAGGCCCACTTCGGTGGGCTTTTTCTTTGGGCAAAAAAAAGCCCGCATGGTTTCATGCAGGCAAGGCAGTTACATTTAGATTTTGTCCCGGTATATGTTTTTTTGTCCGGAAGTCGAAAGATACTGTCTCGAATACATTTTGTAAATAACGGATTCAAATCACAAGGCCATGCATTTGCATGGCTTTTTGATTATCAGGTCCCGCGGAAATCATCACCGACATGCTTCGTTGTTAAATCCAGCCTGACGGGCCTGACCTTCTCACACACAGCTTCCCGATCTTTCATCGGAGGCGGTAACTATGGCTAAGCGTATGCAAGACAAAGAGAGCATTGCCGGGATGTCCTGGCTGGTTCTGCTGATCATTGCTTGCTGGGGTGGACTTGTCCGCTACCTGATAGATGTGAAGCAGAGCAAGGCAACATGGAGCTTGATCAATGCTCTTGCCCAAATGGTGGTTTCAGGGTTTACCGGCGTTATTGCTGGCCTGGTGAGCATTGAAAGCGGACTGAGCATTTACATGATTCTGGCAACCGCGGGGATAAGCGGCGCGATGGGCTCCGTAGCGCTCACGTATTTCTGGGAACGAATCACCGGAGTGAAAGCACAATGACAGCAGACCAGATTATCGAGGGGATCCTCGGCAAGGAGGATGGTTATGTCGATCATCCGTCGGATAAAGGCGGGCCGACCCGCTGGGGCATCACGCAGACCACCGCCCGTGCACATGGCTACACCGGTGATATGCGGAACCTGCCCAGGGAAACAGCAAAGCAAATCCTGCTGAGCGATTACTGGACCGGCCCCCGGTTTGACCAGGTGGCAGCTCTATCTACGTTACTGGCAGATGAGCTTTGCGACACTGGCGTGAACATGGGGCCATCTGTAGCCAGTAAGTTTTTCCAGCGCTGGCTGACCGCAATGAATATGCGCGGAAAGCTGTATCCCGATCTGATTCCGGATGGCGCCATTGGTCCCCGAACCATCACCGCGCTTAAGGGATACCTTTCCGCCCGCGGGAAAGAGGGTGAACAGGTTCTGGTGCGTGCGCTGAACTGCAGCCAGGGTGCCAGATACCTCGAACTGGCGGAGGGCCGCGAAGCCAACGAGGATTTTCTCTACGGCTGGGTTAAGGAGCGTGTCCTGTGAAGATGATCATTTTCGCTTTGCTTGTGCTGGTGGCTGTGCTCGTTCTGTTACTTCTGCGCAAATATACCCGGCTGGAGTTCGTAGGTCATGCCAGCCTGCTGCTGAAAACGTGGTCTGTAAAGCTGGGAGCTATCGGCGCGCTGATTGGTGTATGGGCGCAGTCGTTCCCGGATGCTGCGCTGCACGCCTGGGCGATGCTGCCGTCGGATATTAAAAACCTCCTGCCGCCAAACATCGTGGCATTGATTAGCCCTGCGCTGGTGGTGCTGGCCGTGCTATCGCAATACGTGCGCCAGCCAGCATTGAAAGAGAAGGCCGACGAACTGAAGGATCCGCAGCAATGAGCTTTGAAATTATTGCTGGGCTGGTGGTCGTCATCCTGGGCGCTATAGCTGGCGCGTTCGGCATCGGCCATGCTCGCGGGACCAGTAAGGCGGAAGCCAAAGCCGATCAGCAGCGTACCGAAGAGAAGGCCGCCGCCACCGTCGCCGCGGCAGAACGTAAGGCGGAAGTTGTGAAAGAGGCAAGCGATGTACAGGAAGACGTTAAGCGTATGGGCGATGACGATGTTGATCGCGAGCTGCGCGAAGGATTTACCCGCCCCGGTAGTCGTTGATACGGCCTGCAGCTGGGTGAGGGTCATCTACCTGACCGACCACGATATTGACGTGATGGACCGTCAGACCAAGCGAGACATTCTGGCGCACAACAAAGCAGTAGTAGTCAACTGCCAGAAATTAAAGTGACAATTCTCATACTTTTTTAAGACTAATCTTAATTAAGGGGTTGCCAGTGGATAAAGTGTTGCTGCTGCAATTGGCAGTATCGCTCTGGGGCAATACCTATGGGTAATTATTATTATGTTAATAAAAATGCGCAGTCAAATGGTGATCATGAGGTACACGTAAGTTCCTGTGCCAGATTACCCGCAGTTGAAAACAGGCTTTTCCTTGGGATATTTGAATCGTGTTCACCCGCTGTGCGCGAAGCCAAGAAAACCTACACGCAATCAAATGGCTGTTATTATTGCTGTTATGCGTGTCATACGTCATGACAATTAGTATGAATCTAACCAAGGTCGCCAATGGCGGCCTTTTTTATTGCCAGAAGCAGGAGAAGAATCATGTTAACAGTAAAAGTAATGTCATCAGATGGTGGCGAAGAAATCCATAGCGGCCTGAGCGTTGGTTTCAACCCCAATCAGCAGAGTATCTCAGTGTCTGGAATGGACCAGAACGTGTTCCTGAAGCAGGGGGAGGTGGCCTATGTGATGAACGCAAACGGCAAGACCATTTCCCGTTACGAACACAGGACCCAGCAGTAGGCATTACAGAAGCTCCTGAGCTAAGGGGCTTCGATAATGCTAAACCGAAAAATCGGGTTAAAACCTGATAAAAACCCCGTGGAGGAAATCCCAAAGCTACGGGGTGCTGCAGGGGCAGCCAATGTCGGAGTTTAGTCAGATTGTGAGGCATTTTACTACTTGTTTTGAGTAAAAATAGAAGGTCTGACACTACAGGGAGTGGCTCATCCCTGAGCTCACGGGTAGAACAGTGGACTTTGTCATGGCAGAGCAAAGTCATAAGATAGTTTAGATAACACTCCGGATATGACAAGCGTAGCGGGTGTAAATCAGTTAACGGAGCTCAGCGGCTAAGGCATCAAGCATTCACTGAGTATCGTTGATAATGCTATAGTTCACCAGAAAGAGCAGATTGCATGGTGTCAGGAGACACAGCTCATATTTAGAACGTCAGGGTTAAGTTAGTGGTGAATGTAACTATTAATAGTGGGTTAGTCAGTTATTTGTTTTTGTTATTGACTATGTGGCCAGTTTTTATAACGCTCTGTCTAGGGATGTCTATAGCATTTTACGGAGTGTTAATGAAGAAAACTGCACTTGGCTGGCTACTTGCCGCTTTATTTTTTGGAATTATTGGATGGCTGTGTGGGTATTAACTCACTGACGCTGAGGTTTCTTTTCGAAGTCTTCAAGGATGTATTGCTGCCGTTATCCATCGAATGCATGTATGCTGGTAAGGATTTTTAAAGGAAAAGGAATGGATAATGAATACCCAGAAGCTTTTAGATACATACATGTTAGTTGGGGCCGGTCTTTCTCGCGTCAAATATGAGATTTTCTCAGGAGATGAAGGATCATATGCGTTTATTACGATTTACGCATATGAGCCTAATTTCCATGTTAAGGGTTATGATTCCTTAAAGTTAGATGAAGCTGTTGATATCAAAGAGCAGATCGAAGGGCATTTTGCTGAGAGATATCAGTAGCCAAAAACAGTTGTGTGAATCTACAGCCCTGCTTATGCGGGGCTTTTTATTACCAGAAGCAGGAGAAGAAGCATGTTAACAGTAAAAGTGATGTCGCCTGGTGGCGGCGAAGAAATCCATTGTGGCCTGAGCGTTGGTTTCAACCCCGACCAGCAGAGCATTGCCGTATCGGGAATGGACCAAGACATATTCCTGAAACAGGGAGAGGTTGCGTACGTGATGAACGCAAACGGGAAGACCATTTCCCGTTACGAAAACAGGGCGCAGCTGTAGGCATTCTGACAACCAACCGAAAAGGCTACGAGATGAGTGAAGCAAAACCGCAGGACGGCAGCACTGTAAAAGGCTACCGCACATTAACGCCAGCTGACATTGAGATGATGAATGAGGTCAAAGCTATAAGCCGCGAGTTCCTCAAAAAGCTGGATTTTCTCAAATTCGTTCATGAAAGCGAATCAGAGCCAGACCCTCAAACTCTGAGCAGCCTGGCAATAGCCCGCACCAAAATGCAGGAAGCCTGTATGTGGGCATGCCGCGCAGTCGCCCGGCCTGATGCTGACTGTTAACCCCACTAAGGGATAATTTATTCCATATCCCTTAGTGGGCTAAAAGTAGTAACCAGACATCGTAATTTGATGTTATTTACGCTTTTTGAACATTGACGCCAAGCTATGCCTGTCCCGTAAATAGGATATTAGAAAACCAATTGCAACGCCAAAAAGTATAACCGCCACAACTAGCAGAATTATGTGCGCCATTGACACCTCCTTATCATTCATAAATGGTGATTACTCTTATTTCATAAGCGTGATCGATGTCAATCATTTTTCTGTGAGTAGTTAAGCAACCTACATTACAAGAGCCATTCACCTAGTGGCTTCGATAATGCTCTCCACATCGCACAGAGGTAAGACATGTCAGAGATCACCGCATCCGAACAAATCCGCCTGACTATCATCAAGAAAGTTAACTACGACACCGCAGCGGCCAAGCTGGCCATTGACTGGGTTGGTGATAGCAATCTGAAAGCTGAGCTATTCGCTGACTCTTTCGATCGCGTCTTCACTGAAAGTGAGATTGTCTCGAAGACCCGTAAGGCCATCCAGGAAGCGACCGAAGCGCTGGCGCTGTTTGATACCGCGGCTGAGCAGGCCAGTTAAGGCATTACAGCAGGCATTCACTGAGTGCCTGTGATAATGTCTTTGGCGCACTAATAGTTAAATAATCATGGAGCGCTATCGATGAAAATACTTTGGACCATATGCATTTTGTGCGGTGTTGTTGGTGTTTTGGAGGGTATCGTTGGAATGTATAATGCCGAAAGCGCACCCCAGCAAGCAGCTGGCGCTGCAATGGGCATCGCCTGGGCAGTGATACCATATTGCATTTGCAGAGCATTTCAGCAACTAAACCCACTTGAAGTAGTCATTAAAAAAGAAGAAGTCAAAGAACAAAAAAGTTCCTAACGCACATAGCCTAAAATCTATGCCTCGCAATAGCGGGGCATTTTTATTGGTGAATCTTAAATGTGCAGAAAATTACCTAATCCACCGCCAAAGAATTTCGTGAAACCAAAGCCACCTCCGCCACCACCACCGCCACCTCCGGCAGGCGCCCGGTAAATTAAAGGGAGTGATGATGCTCTATTACATCTGGAATGGCTTATTGATCATTCTTGTCATAGGCTTGCCGATTGTTTTGATGATCGCTTCAAACGGGGCGCAACCTACGTTTATGTCTTGTCGGGAAATGCGTGCACGATACGGCACTCCCTCAAAAAAACCAACGAGCCGCTAAATAGTGGCTTTTCATCGCGCTTCGCACGCGCACTCTAACGATATCTTTCAGTTGTGAGCCTGGGCAAACCGTTAACTTTCGTCGGCTTTGCCGTGCGACAGGCTCACGTCTAAAAGGAAATAAATCATGAGTGAGAAAATCATTACGTTATCCGGCGCTGCGACGGATGTTCTGTATTCGCTGTTCTTTCGTGGTGCATTGCTATGCGTTGAGCTGCCATCTAAATCTGGTGCTGCTGAGCTTCGCGGACTGGGGTTCGCGGTAACCCGATATACAGCGACGGAATATCTGAAGGAAAGTTATTTCACCTTCCTGACCGCTGAAGGGCAGGAGTTTGCTATTAAGCACCTGGCAGATACGCGCTTTGGTGTTCCTGCTGGTGGTTACATCGGTGGCTCTGTAAATATTCAGTTTGGCCGTATTGAGACTGACCCTCGAAAAGGCTATGCCATCAATGTTGGCATCGGCCCAGAAATTAAGACCAGTGTGAAGTTATCCCCTGAAATGGAAAAAGCGATTTCTGATGTTGTGTCAGCTGAACTGAAAAAGAATCTTAAGCCCGGTGGCACAATCTGGGATTGCTTACGGCGTGGAGTCTGACGGGAGGTTTTATGCAGGTCACTATTGATGGTGTCCAATATGCTCCCGCCATCGCCCATTCATCACGCATCGGCATAGCCATTACCACCCACAACCGGCCGGAAGTTTTAAAGCGTGCCATTGAGCAGCACCAGAAGCATCTGCCAGCCGGTGCGCTGGTGGTTGTTATCGATGATGGTTCAAAACCTGTAGCGGTAGTACCCGATGGCGTGCAGCTGCTTCGCCATGATGGATCACTCGGAATCGTTGCCTCGAAGAACGCCAGCCTGTCAGCCCTGATTGATGCCGGGTGCGAGCATCTGTTTTTATGGGATGACGACGCCTGGCCTATTGCCGACAACTGGCATCTTCCTTACATCGAATCCCCTGAGCCGCACCTCGCCTATCAGTTCCTCGATCTGGCTGGCCAGCACAAGCTGAACGATATTGCGGTGCTTTACCGTGACGATCAGCATGTGGCGTATACCGGCCAGCGCGGCGTGATGCTTTATTACCACCGCAGCGCCATCGAGAAGGTGGGCGGATTCGATCCGGTTTATGGGCGCGGCATGTACGAACACAGCGACCTTGCCCTGCGCATTCATAACGCTGGCCTCACGACGTGGGCTTACGCTGATGTCGTCGGTTCAGAAAGGCTGATTCATTCTCTTGATGAGCATGAGGCCGTAGAGCGTTCGGTACCGAAACCAGACCGGCAGGCGCTGGTGGAACGTAACGTGAAGATCCACAACGAACGGCGTGATGCCGGGTTTACTGGGTACGTTGAGTATCGACAGCAGCGCGACGTCGTTATCACAACGCTGCTCACCAGCCAGCCTGACCCTCAGCGCGGTACCAAACTGACGGCCTCGCCGGACATACTGGCTAAATGGGCCGCATCACTCCGGCAGTGTGGCCGTATCGCGCTGGTGGATGAACTGCATGCGGCACCGGAAGAAGTTGAGTTGTGCCCTGTTGCTGACGTGCAGATGAATGTCTACTTCCGACGCTGGCTGCACATCTGGCAGCATCTGCGAGATCACCCTGAATACCGGTTCGTCTGGTGTACTGATGGAACCGATGTTGAAATGCTCCGCGCACCGTGGGATGAAATGGAACCCGGTAAGGTTTATGTCGGTTCAGAACCGAAAACATACGCTGACGCCTGGGCAAAACAGAAACATCCTGAGCGCATCTATCAGGAATTCATTGAAGCGCATCGCGGCGATGTGATGCTTAATGCTGGCCTGCTGGGCGGCATCCGCGCTGATGTGATGGCGTTCGCTCACGGCATCATCCGTCTTTACTACCGGATCGAGAGTTATCGTTTCTGGAAGAAAGAACAGGCTGGCGCCGCGGTGGGGGATATGATCGCTTTTGGCATTGTCGCTAAGTCTTTTGGCGATCGCATTGTCACCGGCCCGCGCATCCATACAGTTTTTAAGACTGATGGTATTGGCAAAGAATGCTCCTGGTTTAAACACAAATAGGCTTATATGAAAAAGACCAGAACTTTCAGTGAAAGATTCTGGGAAAAGGTCGTTGTTGCTTCTCCAGATGAATGCTGGATCTGGAATGCGGCTAAGAGAAAGAGTCCTATAGGCGGTGGGAAGTATTTATTTTACGGGCATTTGAAAGCTGGAGTTACTGCTGGCGGGCCTGGAAAGATGATTCTTGCACACAGAGCTTCATGGGAACTTTGCAACGGACCTATCCCAGACGGATATTTGATTGACCATACCTGCCATAACACTCTTTGCGTCAACCCAAAACATCTTCGAATAGCAACACCAAAACAAAACGCTGAAAACAGGCATCGTCACTCCTCTGCGACAGGATTTCGTGGCGTTACTTGGAATCGGGATATGAAGAAATGGTGTGCTCACTATAAAGAGCATGGTACCCGTCATCACCTTGGTTACTTTGACTGTAAGCATGAAGCCGCTGAGGTTGCACGACGAGCCCGTAATAAGGTGTTTACCCATAATGATGCTGACAGATATTAAGTTTGTTGTGGTTGGCCACCACACCCGGATAGGACATGCGCAACGTCTTGCTGAGATGCTGGATGCTCATCTGCTGATTGATGGCAGTAACCACGGCGCGAACTGGAATCATTACCGCGCGCTGCAATGGGCTGCAGAGCAAAGCTGTCGCGTTGTGGTGCTGGAGGATGACGCGCTGCCGGTAGAATGGTTTCAGACAATGGTCACTGAATGGCTGACCCGCTTCCCGGATTCACTCATCAGCTTCTATCTCGGTACTGGTCGCCCTCCGCAGTATCAGCTGGAGATAGCCACAAAACTTATCGCCGCTGACCGCGAAAGGACTGACCACATCACCATGCAGCGCCTAGTGCATGCTGTGTGCTACAGCGTACCCACGAAGTTAATCCCGAAGGTGGTGTCGCGCTGGGATGCGAGTAAGCCTGCTGATTACGCGATTGGTGATGCCTGCGGCGGCCCGGTGATATACCCGTGTTATTCGCTGGTGGATCATGCTGATGGCAAGCCTGTCGAGAAGCACACCGATGGTCAGCATCGCAATGAACGGCGACGCGCATGGAGGTTTTATGGCTAAGCTGACGACTTTAAAGCCCCGGCTAAAAGTAATCGATACGCGCCGTATCAAGCCGGTTTATGGGGAGCATCGCCGCATTAGCGGTAGTGCCCGGGTAAGTCTTAAACGGCGCATCTGGGTTCGTGACAGTGGACAATGCTGCATGTGCGCTCGTGTTGTTGACCTGCACGAGAGTGAACTCGATCACCGGATAGCCCTTCAGTTTGGTGGCGACAACTCAGAACAAAATCTATGGACGCTTTGTACTGAATGTCATGCCGGTAAGTCTGCTCGCGAAGCCGCTGGTGGTCAGCCAGATGAGGAGGCATTAAAGCACTCAATACCAGATGAGGGCGAAGCGGGATCTTTTCAGGTCTATTAGGTAAACCGGAATCAATATCAATATCCTGCGAAATGATTTCACGTGAAACTATATCACAGTAAATGATATTTGTTTTCATTTTCAGGTGGGGGGGGGGAGGGTTTGGAGTAAACGTCGGCGGGCCTGGACACCGCGCCCCCTCTCACGCACAGAAAAAATCCCCTTTTGGAGGGTGTAAACATGTTAACAGCGCAAAAGCGAAAATTCGCGGTCGCGCTGATGTCCGGCATGTCTCAGAAAGATGCGGCAATAAAGGCGGGGTATTCGGAGAAATCCGCACGGTCCAAAGGGTCGCAGCTTGCAAAGGACCCGGAAGTCATCGCGTTTATTAGTCGTAAAAAAAAGGAAGTCATCGAGACTGACGACGTTCCCACCTACGGTAAAAAGGTTTACACCCCAGCAGTAAACTCACCGCAAAAAAAAGAAGGGTCAGTGGCACCGGCCAAGGGCCCCATAGTTGTCGGCCAGTTTGATGATCCTCTTCAGTTTCTGATGGCGGTCATGAACGATTCAACTGAAGAAATTGACGTCAGAAAGGATGCAGCAAAGGCCATGCTTCCTTACATCCATCCCAAAAAGGGAGAAACAGGAAAAAAAGATGCCCGAAATGCTGCAGCAAAAATAGCTGCTGGCAAAGGCAAGTTTGGAGCAATGGCACCGCCAAAACTCGTCGTTAACAATAAGGGGTAATCTATGGCGCAGTGGTCTACGGCTTGTCCGGACTGGGAATCGCGTCTGATTGCAGGCGATTCCATTATCCCGCCGCCGATTTACGCTGATCAGGCGGAGCAGGCATTGGGCATTTTCCGTGAACTGCGGGTTACTGATCTCCCGGGTAAGCCAACTTTTGGGGAGTGTTCTGAAGACTGGGTCTTCGATTTTGTAAAAGTGATATTCGGTGGATACGACGCCGATACGGGTAATCAGCTTATCCGCGAATATGGTCTGTTGATCTCGAAAAAAAACACAAAATCGACGATCGCCGCCGGAATTATGCTTACCGCGTTGATCCTTTGCTGGCGCGAGGATGAAGAGCATCTGATTCTGGCGCCGACAAAGGAGGTCGCCGATAACAGCTTCAAACCTGCAGCGGGCATGATACGTGCTGATGAGGAGTTGTCTGATATGTTCCAGATTCAGGATCATATCCGCACTATCACGCACCGGGTGACAAGAAATACGCTGAAGGTGGTGGCCGCTGATACCGACACTGTCTCCGGAAAGAAATCAGGCCGAATCCTCGTCGACGAACTCTGGCTTTTCGGCAAGCGTGCCAACGCAGAGGCGATGTTTATGGAAGCTCTTGGCGGCCAGGTATCGCGTAATGAGGGTTGGGTTATTTACCTTACCACGCAGAGCGATGACCCGCCGGCGGGCGTGTTTAAAGAGCGTCTCAATTACTGGCGCGATGTGCGCGACGGCAAAATCAGCGATCCTAAAACGCTGGGCATCCTCTATGAATTCCCGGACAGCATGATCCAGAGCAAGGCCTATCTGCAGCCTGAGAACTTCTATATCACCAACCCGAACATCGGGCTTTCCGTCAGTCCGGAGTGGATAGCCGATAACCTGCGAAAGAACCAGGCGAAAACTGACGGCACGCTGCAGCAGTTTCTGGCAAAGCATCTCAACATCGAGATTGGCCTTAACCTGCGCAGCGACCGCTGGGCAGGCGTCGATTTCTGGGAACAGCAGGCGCAGCGTGTCAGTTTTGAAGATTTACTCCGGCGCGCCGATGTCATCACCGTAGGCATTGATGGCGGAGGTCTTGATGATCTGCTGGGTTTCGCTGCTATTGGTCGCGATCCTAAAACGCGTGAATGGCTGTGCTGGTGTCATGCGTGGGCACATGAGATAGCGGTCAGCCGGCGGAAAAGTGAAGAGTCCCGATTTAACGACTTCGTGAAAGCCGGCGATCTAACCATTGTGAAGCGCGTCGGACAGGATACGGAAGACGTGGCTGAATACGTCAGCCGTATCTACGCGGCTGAGTTGCTGGATAAGATCGGTATTGACCCGTCCGGTGTGGGACAAATTCTCGATGCGCTGATAGAAGCAGAGATCCCTGCTGATTCAGTCGTTGGTGTGAGCCAGGGCTGGCGGCTGGGTGGTGCCATTAAAACCACTGAACGCAAACTTGCAGAGGGCGTCCTAATCCACGGTGGTCAGCCTCTGATGGCCTGGTGTGTTGGTAATGCCCGGGTTGAGCCTAAAGGGAACGCTATTCTGATCACCAAGCAGGCCAGCGGCAAAGGGAAGATTGATCCCCTTATGGCTCTCTTTAACAGCGTTTCGCTGATGGCACTTAACCCTGAAGCGAAGAAGCAGGATTATCAGGTGCATTTCATATGACAGTAAAGTCAGTTTGCAACCCGCTCCGGCGGGTTTTTTCATTTCAGGAGGCAGCTAAATGACGCTTAAACGCGCATGTACCCTCATGACGGTGAAGTCGGTGAACGAGGATGAGCGGATCATTACCGGCATCGCCTCCACACCATCGCCAGATCGTGATGGTGACATCATGGAGCCAGAGGGGGCAAAGTTCCGAAGTGACACGCCGTTCCTCTGGCAGCATGACCGCTCACAACCTATTGGTACCTGTACCCCGAAAATGGTGAAGGGCGGTCTTGAAATCACAGCAAAGCTGGTTAAACCAACCCCGGATATGCCTTCACAACTTGCAGCGCGACTCGATGAGGCATGGGCATCCATTAAAGCAGGCCTTGTTCGCGGACTCTCAATTGGTTTCCGGCCTATTGAGTATTCCTTCCTTGATGAAGGTGGTATTCGCTTTCTTTCCTGGGACCTACTTGAAGTCTCGGCAGTGACTATTCCTGCCAATGCCGAATGTTCCATCCAGACCGTTAAATCTTTCGATCGCCAGTTTCTCGCCGCGTCAGGCAATGAGAAACCGGTAGTGAAAACCTCTAAAACCGCTGGCGCTACAGCATTAAAAATCAATAAAGGAAACAACACGATGAATATCTCAGAACAGATTAAGAGCTTTGAAGCGAAGCGTGCAGCGCTGGCCGCATCACTTGATGAAGTGATGTCGAAAGCTGCGGAAGAGGGGCGTACCCTGGATGCCGAAGAAGAAGAGAGCTACGACAATACCTCAGCAGAAATTAAATCCGTCGATGCTCACCTTAAGCGTCTGCATGAAATGGAAAACAATATGGCATCTACCGCCAAGCCAGTTTCTAAGGCCGCAAATGGTGAAGTGGCTGTCGTGAAAGCAAGTGCTCCCGGCATTATTCGTGTCGAGCAGAAGCTGGAAAAAGGTATCGCCTTCGCGCGTTTCGCTAAAGCACTGGCCGCTGCGAACGGCAGCCGTTCCGAAGCGCTAGAGATCGCCCGTAAGCAATATCCGGATGATGCCAAACTTCATCACGTTCTCAAGGCAGCTGTTGGGGCAGGAACCACCACCGATCCTAGCTGGGCCGGTGCACTGGTAGAATACCAGGACTACGCGCAGGATTTTGTCGATTTTCTGCGACCACAGACCATTGTTGGCCGCTTTGGTCAGGGATCCATTCCGGCCCTTCGCCGTGTACCGTTTAATATCCGTATTACTGCTCAAACCTCAGGCGGTTCGGCTAACTGGGTTGGCCAGGGCAAGGCAAAGCCGCTCACCCGTTTTGACTTTGAGCCGATCACTTTTAGTTTCGCAAAAGTGGCTGCCATCGCAGTATTAACCGATGAGCTGATCCGTTTTTCTAACCCGGCTGCCGATGAACTGGTGCGAAATGCCCTTGCAGAGGCCGTAATTGCCCGTCTGGACACGGACTTTATCAATCCGGCTAAAGCAGAAGTGCCGAACGTATCGCCGGCGTCTATTACCAATGGCATTACGGCTATCCCTTCTACCGGAAACCCGGATGATGATGCTGCTGCAGCCTTTGGGGTATTTGTTGCTGCAGATCTGCAGCCGAATGGCGCCGTTTGGTTAATGTCCAGCACCAATGCGCTGGCGCTTTCAATGCGTAAGAACGCTCTTGGGCAGAAAGAATATCCGGAAATGACATTGTTAGGAGGTACTTTCCAAGGCCTCCCGGCGATCGTTTCGCAGTACGTAGGTAACCAGCTGGTGCTGGTGAATGCGCCGGATATTTACCTGGCAGATGATGGCGGAGTTGCTGTCGACATGTCGCGTGAAGCATCTCTGGAAATGGAAAGCGCTCCGACTGGCGACAGTGTCACCCCGACTGGTACAGAACTGGTGTCCATGTTCCAGACCAATAGCGTGGCCATCCGCGCAGAACGCTGGATCAACTGGAAACGTCGCCGCACTGCAGCAGTAGCTGTTATCTCCGGTGTGAACTACGGCACTGGTTCCGGCAGCTAATTACTCAAAGGAGGGCGGGGGAAACCCCGCCATTTTGCATGGCAAAAATCAGATACCTCCAGCGTACCCACGACTCTAAACCCGGTGATGAAAAAACGGTAAATGACCAGTGCGCAAGAGTGCTGGTTCTGCTGGGCAAAGCTGAGTACACCGGCGGAAAGCGCTCAGGTGTCGGGAAAAAGAGAAATAATGCGGGGAACGGCTGATGTGGAACCCTTTCCGGAGAAAAGAGAAGTCGTTGCAGCAGCCTGCTGCCCGCGGACTCTGGACCTCACTGATAAGCTATGTTCGTGAGCCGTTCGCCGGCGCATGGCAGCGTAACATGGAGATTAACGATCAAACTGTTCTGTCTTTCCATGCTGTGTTTGCCTGCATATCGCTTATCGCAAGTGATATTTCTAAAATGCCTTTACGTCAGATGCGAAGGGATAAAAATGGCATATGGAAAGAAACTAATGCCGGCGCCGCAGCGAAAATTTACAGGCGGCCTAATGCCTATCAAAACAGAATGCAGTTTATCGAATGCTGGCTCAATTCGAAACTCACCCGCGGGAATACCATTGTTCTAAAAATCCGGAACACTCGTGGAGAAATAATTGAGTTACGTGTGCTGGACTGGGAAAAAGTCACCCCGCTTGTAGCGGATGATGGGTCCATCTTTTATCAGATCAATGCCGACAACATGGCGGGTATTGATACCCCGGTAACGGTGCCGGCTCGGGAGGTTATCCATGATCGTTTTAACTGTCTCTTTCATCCTCTGATTGGATTGTCTCCGATTTACGCTGCTGGCTTGGCAGCAATGCAGGGCCATCATATCCAGGAGAATGCTGCATTCTTTTTTAAAAATGGTGGCAAACCTAGCGGGGTCATTGAAGTACCCGGGAGCATCACTGAAGAAAACGCCAGGATCCTTAAAAACAACTGGGACGCGGGATATACGGGAGAAAATGCCGGGAAAACGGCCGTTTTGAGCAACGGTGCAAAGTATATTACGACGGCTATGACTGCTTCAGATGCTCAAATGGTCGAGCAGCTCCAAATGACAGCCAAAATCTGCTGTTCGGTCTACCACATTCCTGCATACAAAGCAGGGATAGGTGACTTCCCCTCTAACGACAACATTGAAGCGCTGGAACAGCAGTATTACTCGCAGTGCCTGCAAACGTATATCGAATCGATAGAGCTACTGCTGGACGAAGCTTTCGAGCTTGAAGGCGATATCTGTACAGAGTTCGATGTTAATGCGCTGTTGCGTATGGATAGCGAACGTCGGATCAAAACGCTTGGGGAGGGTGTAAAAAATACAATCCTGACACCAAATGAGGCGCGCAGGAGTGAAAATCTTCCTCCTTTACCCGGCGGTGACGCGCTGTATCTCCAGCAACAAAACTTCAGCCTTGAAGCGCTGGCACGGCGTGATGCTTCTGATGATCCATTTGCCAAATCTGGTGCCAGCAGCGTAACGGCACCAGAGGAATCGGGCGGGAAAGCCATGTCTGAATCTGAACTGACGGCGGCAAAAGCGATGCTGCGAGGATTGTTAGCTAAATGAATGAACGTGAACTTTCCCTTATCAGGGCTCTTGGAGAGGAGTTCTCCCAGGCGCTAAGCGAGCTTCGTGAGTCCTTCGACAAAAGCCTCAATGACTATCAGCAGAGAACTGAAGAAAAACTGACCCTCCTATCTCAGGAGGTTATGTCCCTAAAGGATACCACGGCACTTAACATTACAGCACAACTGGCTGATGCAGTGGCATCCATCCCGGCTCCGAAAATCCCTGAATTGCCGGATATTGGCGCTATGGTCAGCGAGGCGGTGGCGGCTTTACCTCTGCCACAGGACGGCAAGAGCGTGACGCCGGAAGACGTGCGACCGTTGCTTCAGGAGTTAGTCACCGCGGCGGTTGGTGAAATTCCGGTTCCGCGTGACGGCAAAGACTACGATCCGGCAGTGTTGAAGCAGGCGGTGGAGGATGCGGTCGCCGCGTTACCGCTGGCGCAGGACGGCAAGAGCTTGACGCCGGAAGACGTGCGACCGTTGCTGCAGGAGTTAGTTACCGCGGCGGTTGGTGAAATTCCGGTTCCGCGTGACGGCAAAGACTACGATCCGGCAGTGCTGAAGCAGGCGGTGGACGATGCGGTCGCCGATGCGGTCGCCGCGTTACCGCCGGCGCAGGACGGCAAGAGCGTGACGCCGGAAGACGTGCGACCGTTGCTGCAGGAGTTAGTTACCGCGGCGGTTGGTGAAATTCCGGTTCCGCGTGACGGCAAAGACTACGATCCGGCAGTGCTGAAGCAGGCGGTGGACGATGCGGTCGCCGATGCGGTCGCCGCGTTACCGCCGGCGCAGGACGGCAAGAGCGTGACGCCGGAAGACGTGCGACCGTTGCTGCAGGAGTTAGTTACCGCGGCGGTTGGTGAAATTCCGGTTCCGCGTGACGGCAAAGACTACGATCCGGCAGTGCTGAAGCAGGCGGTGGACGATGCGGTCGCCGATGCGGTCGCCGCGTTACCGCCGGCACAGGACGGACGGGATGCCTTACACCTGGAAATACAGCCTTTCATTGATGAAGGAAAGAGCTATACGCGCGGCTCTTATGCCACCCACAACGGAGGCCTCTGGCGTGCTTACGAGAAAACCCATGGTATGCGTGGCTGGGAATGCATCGTCGATGGCGTATCAGATGTTGATATAAGCATGAATGGTCAACGCAATTTTATTGTCACCGTCAACCGTGCCAGCGGTGCCAGTGAGAAAAAATCTTTTGATATACCGACTATGGTGTACCGCGGCGTATTCAAATCGGGCGATGAGTACCTGCCTGGCGATACGGTTACATGGGGTGGTTCACTCTGGCACTGTGACGAACAGACGCAGGATAAGCCGGGTGAAACTGGCTCTAAAGGCTGGACTCTGGCCGCCAAGCGCGGGCGGGATGGGAGGGGTAAAACATGATTGAGCTTGTAACTTTACCCCAAGCAAAAGAGCATTTGCGCATTGATGATGATGCAGGTGATGGCGATCTGCTCCTGAAAATCCAGTCAGGCAGTGCAGCTTTGCTTTCCTACATCCAGGGGAGCCGCGAACTGGTTGTAAGCAGCGATGGGAATCTGATTGAGGGGGAGCCGCTTAAACGTGTGCAGGGTGCGCTTCTAATTCTTCTCGGTTACCTCGATCGCAACCGCAACGGAGAAGAGGAAGAAAAACTTCAGCAGGGTGAGCTTCCCTTCTCAGTAACGATGCTGATTTACGATCTGCGTCGGCCAACAATCATGTAGGGCGGAGGATATATGCATGCAGGGCGATTGAGAGACCGGGTTGTCATTATGAATTTCACGACAATCAGGATGCCCGATGGTCAGCCTGTTGAACGATGGGAAGATGGAAAAACCATTTGGGCGGAAGTGCGGGGGATTAGTGGAAGAGAACTTATGTCGGCAGGCGCTGAAAAAGCAGAGGCTACAGTCAGGTTATGGGTAAGGTATCGGACAGATATTAGCTCAGCTTCCAGAATCAGAGTTCTGAGCGGAGCGTATAAGGGAGATGTACTGAATGTCACGGGGCCTCCCATCCCAGACCCTACCCGCACTCAACTGGAAATTCTGTGTAAACAGGGTGGCGAAAAATGATTGACATTAATCTAGATTTTTCCGGTTTAGAAACCATAGCCCGAGACCTGCAAACCCTCAGCAAAGCTGAAAACAATAAAGTCCTCCGGGATTCGACCCGCACCGGGGCTGAAGTCCTCCGGCAGGAGGTGATTGATCGGGCTCCTGAGAAATCCGGGAAGCTGAAGAAAAACATTGTTGTCGTTACTCAGAAAAGCCGCCGTCGCGGTGAAATTTCGTCGGGGGTGCATATTCGTGGTGTGAATCCGCAAACGGGGAACAGTGATAACACCATGAAGGCCAGCAACAGGCGGAATGCGTTCTACTGGCGATTTGTAGAACTCGGAACGTCGACAGCTCCGGCACATCCCTTTGTTCGTCCTGCTTTTGATACCCGACAGGAAGAAGCTGCACAGGCTGCAATGAACCGAATGAATAAGGCGATTGATGAGGTGCTGAGTAAATGACGGAAGACAATATTTACCCCCTTCTTTCATCGCTTGCTGATGGGCGCGTTTACCCCTACGTGGTGCCTCTGGAGAAGGATGGCTCACCATCAGTGCCATCACCTTACGTTATCGTTTCTCTCCCTTCTGACGTTAGTGGGGATGTGTTTTGTGGGCCAGCAGAATCAACACTCCGTATCCAGGTTGACGTATGGGCTAAAAGCGGAGTTGAGGCCAGGGCTATACGCGCTCAGGCGCTGGAAAATCTTATGGTTCTTTCACCTACGGAAATAACGCGAATACCCGGTTACGACACCACCACCAAACTATACAGGGCAACTCTTGAAATAACGGTTGTTGCCTGATCTTACCGAGTTAATCATCTGACCCGCCACAGGCGGGTTTTTCTTTTGTGGAGACGGCTATGTCATCTTTGTACGAAAAATCGCAGAAGACTGTGATTCAAATTTCTGAAGGTCCGGTTACGCCGGAAACACTGGAAGCGGCAATTTTTCAGGATCTAAGTTGCACGTTAAAGCAGGTTAGTTTCACCGCTGGCCAGAAACAGGACATTGATGCCACAGTGCTTTGTTCTGATGAAGTTGAAAATATTAACGGATTACCTCAGCCATCCGAGATTTCAATGTCCGGCAACTTTTATCGTAACCCCGCCCAGGACACTCTTCGGGAAGCCTATGACAACGATGGTATCTATGGCTTCAGGGTTGTGTTCCCATCCGGCAACGGTTATATGTTCCGTGCCGAAGTCCGCCAGCATACCTGGGATACCCAGACCAACGGTCTTGTAGCCGCAACCTTCTCGCTGCGCCTGAAAGGCAAGCCAATCAATATTGATGCAATTCAACCCGGTAGCTAATGGAGCGCCGGGAAACCGGCGATAAACTTAATGTCAAAACAGAATCTTAAAGCGCTGGCACTGGCCCCGATGGCGGGCTTTCGTAAAAAAGAAGTCTCCGTTCCGGAGTGGGATAACGCCAAAGTCATCATTCGTGAGCCATCAGCAGAAGCCTGGATTCGCTGGCAGGGGATTGCCAGCCCGGAACCACCCAAACCACCGGAAGGGCAAGAAGCACCAGAGGTACCTGAACTTACTCCCGCAGAACGAGCCTTCCGCACGATGCGGGCCGATGTCACACTCTTCATTGATATTTTGCTGGATACCGACCTGCAACCCGTCTTTACAGTCGATGATACTAAAGACTTGGAATCAATGTATGGCCCTGTGCATTCCCGGCTGTTGAAGCAGGCACTTGATCTCATTCGTGACGCGGATGATGCTAAAGCAAAGTAAAAATGCCTGGCATGCAGTTCCTGATGGCGCTGGCGCTCCGGATGGGCCGCACGCTGGGCGAACTGCGACAAACCATGACAGTCGGCGAATTCCGGATGTGGGCTGAATACGATCGTATCAGCCCGATCGGTGATATCCGTGGCGATATTCTCAATGCTCAGCTGGTATCAGCGGTTTACGGGGCGCAGGGCGGTAAAGTCACCATTGAAGAGGCTCAGCTTCAGTGGAGCACAGAAGAAGATGAGGCAAGCGACAGCGGCGATCCATTTGCCGGGTTAGAAGCCGCTTTGCTCGCAGCATCAGCTTGAACAAACAATGATAGCTGAAGTTTTACATAACCAATGGTAGGATTTACCCATATCCTTACCAATAGGGGCGCTGTGTGAAAAAATTAATAGTTTTGGCATTATCCATTTTATTTCTGGCAGGATGTAAACCCAGCGACGAAAAAGCAATAGATATTGCCAAAAAGGAAGTTGCTGCTGACATGAAAGATCCAGATAGTGCAAAGTTTCGCTATCTAAGGTTTGTAAAAGCAGGTGAAAAAGATGGACTGGTTGGCGGATTTGTTTGTGGTGAAATAAATTCAAAAAATAGTTTCGGAGCCTATGCTGGTTATTCAAAGTTTCAGCTGGCATTAACAATGAAATCGAAAGGTTTTTTCTCTAAAGGCGTAAACTATACCATTGATGATAAGAAGATATACAAGACCCTCATTGGGTCTGATTTGGATTTGTATTATAAGGTATGCGGTCAGGATGAATGATTGATTAAACTAACAAATTAGATTAAGAGCCTCGCGTAAGCGGGGCTTTTTTTTTAGAGGAATAGCAATGGCAACCCTTCGCGAATTAATTATAAAAGTTTCAGCTAATTCTCAGTCCTTTCAGACCGAGATCGCTCGCGCATCTCGCATGGGGTCCGATTATTATAAGACAATGCAACGGGGTGGGCGGCAGGCGGCTGTTTCCGCACGCGAGACAAGACAGGCGCTAGCCGAAGTATCTGCACAATTATCAGAAACTAAAAGTGCAGCTATGGGTATGGCTGGTGCGTTTGCCGGAGTTTTTGCGACCGGGCACCTTATCGCTCTTGCTGATGAGTGGAGTTCTGTGAATGCACGTCTAAAACAGGCGTCAACATCAACCGATGATTTCTCCAATTCCCAACGATTACTTATGGATATCAGCCAGAAAACAGGGACAGCGTTCAGTGATAACGCAGGTTTATTTTCTCGTTCGGCAGCATCCATGCGTGAGTTTGGCTATTCCTCTGGCGATGTACTGAAAGTCACCGAGGCTATCAGCACGGGCCTTAAATTATCCGGGGCCAGCACGTCAGAGGCCAGTGCAGTTATCACACAGTTCAGCCAGGCGCTGGCGCAGGGGGTATTGCGCGGGGAGGAGTTCAACTCTGTTAACGAAAACGGTGATCGGATCATCCGTGCCTTAGCGGCAGGTATGGGCGTTGCCCGCAAAGACCTCAAGGCGATGGCTGATAACGGACTGTTGACAATAGATAAAGTGGTTCCGGCTATTACCGCTCAGTTACGGGTGATGCAGGCTGAATTTGATGCAATGCCAAAAACAGTATCAGCCTCGACTCAAAAGGTTGAAAACGCCTTTATGGCCTGGGTGGGCGGTACAAATGATGCATACGGTGCCTCCGCTGTGCTTGCTGGTGGTCTTGATTCACTGGCTGAGAACATTGATACCGTAGCAATGGCTGCAGGAGCGTTAACGGCTGTGGGCGTGACCCGGTTTCTGGGAAACTGGACGCTTCAACTGAAATCACACACCGAAGAGCTAATTAGGGCCAGAGGGGCGGAAATTTCCAGCACTGCGGCTAAAATCGAAGGAGCAAACGCCTCACTTGTTCAGATTGAAACGGAAAAATCGTTACTTCTGTCTAATCAGCGCTCACTAGTGGCTCAACTTGAACTGGCGCAGACGGAAAAAAAACGCGCATCCATCAGGACACTGCTTGCAAGAAACTCAATGGAGATGGTCAAAGCGAATAAAGCGGAAACCGCCACGGTCAATGAGCTGTCAATAGCAAATCAGCGGCTTAATGCGCTCACCTCTGTAACGAGAACCGCATGGGCTGGCGTATCATCCCTCTTTGGTGGCATTCCAGGGATTTTGATGCTGGGTGCAGGTGCCTGGTATACATGGTATCAGAACCAGGAACAGGCGCGTCAGTCTGCGATACAGTATGCCTCCACCCTTGATGAGGTGGTGGAAAAGGCGAAAGCCATGAGCGAAATTCAAATCAGAGGCTCTATTGCTGATTCTGGTGACTCCATTGACGCGCTCAAAGATAAGCTGGAAGACTTGAGGGATGCTCAAGCCGAGGCCGCTGCTGAAGTTCAGAAATATACGTCTCTCGCTCGACAGATGGGCGTTCAGAATGATCAAAATAATGGTTACGTACAGAACGCTGCTAAATATCAGAGGGAATATAATAAAATATCCCGAGATATTGCTGATACTACATCTCAATTAAACAATGCTGTAGATGCGCAAAATAAGTTACAAACTGAGTTAGCCTCAAAAGTTCAGGCATCGGCAGTCGCTTTTGACAAAATAAAAAGTTCGATAATTGGTGCGCTGAATGTTAATGAAGCAATGGCAACATCGCTGTCAGTTACCATTCAATTCATGGACGAATTAAAAAAGCGTTCTGGGAACGGCCAGCCCCCAGCACCCCAAACCAATACAGCTTACGATAATTTTATAAAGCAACAGAAGGAGAGCATAGCCCTCTCTCAGAAAGAAGGTGTAGAGCGGGCCAAGCTTAAAGCTCTTCAAGATGCCATCAAACAGGGAGCGGTTAGAACTGATAATAAAGGTAATATTTTACCTGGGCAGGATGAGCAGATCGCAGCTATTCAAGGTAATGCTGCTACAGACTTTAAACTTAACGAATCGCAAAAAAAACCTCGCGGAAAGTCAGAGGTAGAAAAAAATGAAGATGCATATACCCGTATTGTTAAACAACAAGAAGAACAGATTGCACTCGCCGGACAAAGCAATGAACTGGCAAAAATAAAATATCAGATAGTTCAGGGGGAGTTAGCCTCACTCGATCGAGCTAAAAAAGAAACTATTCTGCATAATGCTGCGCTTATCGATCAGAAAAACATTGCTGAACAGTTAAAAACGTTCCGTGATGGGCTGGCTGATAGTAATGCTGCTGCGCGTGACAGGGGGAATATTGATTTTCTTGGTGCCGGGATGGGGGGAAAGGCCCGCGACCGCATGAAGGAAATGGCAGATATTCGCACTGATTTTCTCAAACAGCAGCGGGACCTGCAGCGGGATTTCAGTCGAGGGGAAATTTCTGAGGACCTGTACAAACAGCAAACGGAAGCACTGCAGGCTGCACTTGCTGAACGGTTAGCGATTCAGGAGGACTACTACAAAAAGACCGATGAACAGCAGTCAGACTGGCGCGCGGGGATCAGCGATTCCCTGATGAACTATGCCGATCAGGCTTCTGATCTGAGTTCAATGGCTGCCACTGCAACCAGCGAGATTCTGGATGCCACCACTAACTCTATCTCCAACAACCTGACAAACGTCCTGACAGGCGCTGCTTCGTTTAAAGATGGGATGTCGAATATTTTTTCTTCCCTGGGCGAAACGGTGATTAAGACGCTGATCCAGATGGCAACACAGGCGTTGATCACTAAAGCGATTATGGCGTCATTTGGCGGCGGAGCGGGTGGGTTGTTCGGTAGTCTTTTTGGCGGTGCCAGCGGTGCGGCAAGTAGTGGTACCGCTATTCAAAGCGCGGGAGCTAATTTTTCATTTAACGCTCTC